AAAGTTCTATAACTTTGTAAAAGGTGGTAACGATGCCTTGAGTTCGATTCGTAGAGAGACTATGTTTATCAATATCCTTTCAGGATTGCATCCTCTCGAAGCTGAAATTCTGGTTCTTACTAAGGATAAAAAACTCGATACCAAGTACAAAGTTACTAAAGATATCGTTGCACAAGCATACCCTGATATTCGCTGGGGTAATCGTTCATAAAAGTTGAGATTTTTTTGTAATGGCAAAAGAAGTTGCAGAGGTGTCTACAGAGACATCAACGGAAACAAAGCCTATGTACTCCTGGACAGCATCAGAAAAAGAAAACTCCAAAAAGAAATATGGAGTTGAAATTATGATCGAGAATGGAACTTGGGAGCAAGTTAACACTAAAGAGTGTCCTAATGATGCGCGTATTGTAAAGTATGAAGTTGATGGACAACTTCGTTATGATTTGACTCGCAGTCAAAAAGCAGTTAGTATCTTTAACATGTATTGGGATAAGTTCCGTGATGGATTGAAGGCTATTGAGTATGGTCAGGGTACATACAACCCAAAACTCTGGGGCGAAGTTGCCAAGACAAGCAAAAAGAAGAAGTAAAACCAAAATTGACCTTAAGTTTCAAAATATGGGGAAAAAATTTCGCCAAAATTTTTTAATTCTTAAGGTTTTTTAAAATTGTATCCTATTTTACACATCTAGTTGACTATATAGAATATATGGTCTACAATAGACCTACGTTCATCCAATGATCAGCACACTGCTGGCATTGACCCTTGCCCATCATGCTGACGACAACCCCTACGGGTGGCACATGTCGTGTGAAAGGTTCTTACAACAGAGAATTGAAATCCTTATGGATGACAATCTCGACCGACGATCTAAGTATAACCTTATTGGTTACTTTAGATCTAAAGTAGAGGGGGAATGTAAGCAGCAGTTGATTTAGGACGCAAGTAAGTCGCGGAACGGAGCGTTCATCCCATGTTAATAGAATCACTTCTATACGCAACACTTAATTGTCAAGATGCTGAAGCATTAATGCTCAGAATCACTAAGAACGAATCTGTACCACCTTTGGTAAAGATTGAGTTGGTTGAAACCGTAAGGGAAGCAACCGAAATTGAGTGTATTTGGGACGCAAACGACTGAAGGAACGGGGCAAAAATCCCTAGTATTTCAGTACAGACAAATGAACACACTTACTCTAATCAAGAAGCAGATCCAAAAGGCATCTGCACTCCATGATGCACAGATCTCTCATACCGCATATCGTGGTGTTGAGTATGATACTCGTTGCTTTGAAGCGAAAGATACCCACGGTGTCTTCTGCTATCGCGGTACATCTTACGCAAAGTGAGGTTACCATGCAGGCATTGCAAGTAGTTGGTTTCGCTACCATCTTTAGTGCGGCATTTATCGCTTTAATTTACGGAGAAATTCTACTCCTACACAGGGGGTAGAATGGAAAACTATGTCTATCATGATGATGACATGGATTCCGATAGCAGACCACCATCTTGTTACTTACTCAAATATAGAGGAGTAACATATTGGTCTTGCTATAGAATACATTTGAGAGACTATTTCGATCAATTATTAACGGTCGAACCAATGTTTAATAGGAGAGGTTGATTGACAACCTCTCTTTTTTTGTGTAGAATGTATGAAAAGAACATATCTTATGGACAAAGAAAGATTAAAACTTATCGTCCGTAATCTTGAACTTTTAGTTGACGGTCTTAAAGCAGAAGTTTATTCTGATAAAGATGCATACATCACTCAAGAATCTGATGTAAAATCTAAGAATCATGATTATGATGAAATTTGGGACGACGACGATGGGTATCCAGACTAATGCCAAGTAAAGCAAAAGAACTTATCAAACTGCTCGAACGTTTAGTTGGGCAAGATCACTTATATGATAGTGATAAACTTGCAGAGATGAAAAAAGAACTTTATTCTCTGAAACAGCAACTTGCTGAATATGAAAAACAGAATTCAAAAGGATTTGGTAAATGAGCGTAAAATTGATTAGTGTAACTCCAGATGCAGAAAAGACTATGGCATATGTTGCCAGGGTCTCGAATCCTGCAAATCAAGAAAATGAAAACTACGCGGGTCTTCTGCGTTATTGTATTAAGCACAACCATTGGTCGGTGTTTGAGCAGTCATTCATGACTCTTGAGATTGAAACTACTCGTGCAATCGCAGCTCAAATTTTGCGTCATAGATCGTTCACATATCAAGAGTTTTCCCAACGGTATGCTGATTCATCTCTTCTGGGTTTCGATAAGATTCCTCTTCCAGAACTACGTCGTCAAGATACAAAGAATCGTCAGAACTCTATCGATGATCTAGATCCATTTGAGGTTCAGAATATGGAACTTCAGATGCAAACTCTGTTTGATTCTGCTATGGCACTATACCAACAAATGTTGGGACGAGGCGTGGCAAAGGAATGTGCAAGAAATGTGCTTCCTCTCTGTACGCCGACTAGAATCTACATGAGTGGTTCATGTCGTTCATGGATTCATTATATCAATTTGCGTTCTGCAAATGGAACTCAGAAAGAACACATGGAAATTGCTGAGGCATGTAAGGAAGTATTTTTGGAACAATTCCCTACTGTTGCTGAAGCTTTGGAATGGAACTCCTAAATACTAAAAAACAATAACCTCTATTACAATGGCGATTTCATATACTTGGGTAGTAAATTATGTAAAGCACTCTAATACCAACGGACTTGTTGGTGTTGCTCAATTTGCTGATTTATCTTACCTAGCAACTGAAACTGTTGGTGTAACGACATACTCTGCAAACGAAAGATTGATTGTTGAACTATCCGATCCAGATCCAGAAAATTTCTCTGAACTATCTTCTCTCACTGCAGAGCAAGTAATGTCTTGGTGCCAACCTCACATTGATGCTATTGCTGAGGAAGAAGTTGAGGCAAAGAAATCAAGACTTGCTTACATTATTGAAGAAAAGAAATCAGGTGTAACTGAAGAAATAGTATCTGCTCCTTGGGAACCAGAAGTAACTGAGTAATCAGTATCTAAATATTTTTATCGTGAATTCTTAACAATGGCGACTTATCCTGTTATTAATAAAGAAACTGGTGAACAGAAGGACGTGAGCATGAGTGTTCACGACTGGTCCCAGTGGTGTAAAGACAATCCAGAATGGCAAAGAGATTGGTCCGATCCATCGACTTGCCCATCTTCTGCTGAGGTAGGAGAATGGAAAGACAAGCTTCGTAAGTCTCATCCTGGTTGGAATGACGTACTTCATAAAGCGCAAAAAGCGCCTGGTTCAACTATCAAAAAACTCTGATTCTAATGGCAAGAAGAAAAAGAAGTAATTCCGAACAACCAATTGGTGTCGGACTGACGGCAAAACAAATGAAGAGGAAGAAACCTCTCAGTTCTGAATATCTGGTTGACATTGAACCGATTACAGAAAATCAGAAAAAATTATTTGATTCCTATGCCGAAGGAAAGCAGCAAGTCGCATATGGTGTAGCAGGAACTGGTAAGACCTTTATTACACTTTACAATGCACTTTGTGACGTTCTTGATGAAAGATCTCCTTATGAAAAGATCTATCTCGTTCGTTCTCTAGTTGCTACGAGAGAGATTGGTTTCCTTCCTGGAGATCATGAAGATAAGGCAGACATCTATCAGATTCCATATAAGAACATGGTCAAGTACATGTTCCAAATGCCATCTGATGCAGACTTTGAAATGCTGTATGGTAATCTTAAGGCACAAGATACTATCAAGTTTTGGTCAACTTCTTTTATTAGGGGTACAACTTTAGATAATGCAATTATTATCGTTGATGAATTCCAAAACTTGAATTTTCATGAACTTGATAGTATAATGACAAGAGTTGGTGAAAATAGTAAGATTTGTTTTTGCGGCGATGCTACACAAACTGATCTTGTTAAAACCAATGATAAGAATGGTGTTGTTGATTTTATGAAAATCTTGAGAGCAATGCCATCGTTTGACATTCATGAATTTGGGATTGATGATATTGTCCGTTCTGGTATTGTCAAAGAGTATCTCATTGCAAAATTAGAATCAGGTATTTAATGTTTAATCATGTTGATATTGATCTCCCAAAACTTGAAAGGGAGACTATTGATGGCGTAAGGTATTACAAAGTTCCTACAGACGAAGAACTCCTCCGACTGGTCTCTATCACATCAGTGACCAGTCATTTTAATAAGGAGATTTTTATCAACTGGCGAAAGAAAGTTGGTAACGAGGAAGCAGATCGTATTACTAAAGCGGCAACTGGTCGCGGCACTGATATGCACACTCTTACTGAACACTTTCTGAAAAACGAAAATCTGCCAAAGGTTCGACCTATCTCAGATTTTCTTTTCAAGATCTCTAAAGAGAAACTAAAAAATATAAATAATATATACGCTTTGGAAGGTTCCCTATATAGTAAGGAACTTGGTATTGCTGGAACTGTTGATTGTATTGCCGAATATAACGGTGAGTTAGCAATAATCGATTTCAAAACATCAAAGAAACCCAAACCACGAGAGTGGATTGAGCATTATTTTGTACAGTGCATGGCATATGGTTGTATGCTGTACGAACTGACTGGTATCTCAGTCAAAAAACTTGTAATCATCATGGCATGTGAAAATGGAGAATGCGTCGTCTATGAAGAAAGAGACAAATCAAAGTACATCAAACTTCTCAGCAAATATATTAGAAAGTTTGTTGGAGATAAACTGGAGCTCTATGGAACCAAATAAAGAACTAGAACAAGCTATTGAGAAGAAATTTCTCACACCATCAAAGTTTGCTCTTGAGATTGAAAAAATTGTAGCAGAAGAGTCAATGAACTATATTGATGCTATCTGTTACTATTGCGAAATCAATAATATTGAGGTAGACTCTGTAACGAAACTCATTTCAAAACCCCTGAAGGAACGCCTGAAGTGGGACGCTATCCGTCTTAACTTCATGAAGAAGACTTCAAGGGCAAAACTCCCCTTATGATTTCTCGTGATGAATTAATGCACCATCGCCTACAAGCATGGTTGCGTGAGAATAAATCTAATGAATTAGAATACCTTGGGTTCTATCCAGACATTCTGGGTGTAGAACGACATTGGTATTTGATTGCTGGCAAGCATAAAGTCAGCGTAGATTGTATTGAAGGTCTTGATTTGGTTGAAGATGAAAGTGACTCCCTTTGAAACGTATCAGCATTATTTGTCATTAAAAAATCATTTTACAAATCCAAAGTACGACTTTTTTAAATATGGAGCTAAGACTAGAGCAAGTCTAACTTCTTTTAATAAGCGTAAGGATAAGTATTGGTTTGAAAAGACTTCTCGAAAGTATTCTGATGGAGAAGTTGTAGACTTTCTAGTATCTAATTTTTCTGCTGCTGACAACCCACAAAATCTATGGATTGGCGAAATTATCAATTCTGGCGAAAGGACCTACGCCGAATGGATGAAAAGGAAACAGAGTTCCACCTACTTGTTCAAAGAACAAAGCAACGAATTGCTCTCTCAGAACGGATTGGAGAGTCTATTCGATTGTTCTCAGGGTCATCCGAAAATTCTCAAAGAGTATCTAAGCGGCAGATTATCGCTGGAAAACTTAGTGATCTACGACAAAATTTTCCATTTTTCAAAAAATTTCGATAAAAAACTGAAAGATCCAGTGTGGGAAACCGTCAGTTTAAAATTAAAAAAATATGGACCTTTCATAAATATTGATGTGTTTAACTACAAAAAAATATTGCGGGACATGGTAGATGAGTGACTTTTTTAAATCAGATATAATTCAAGAAGAACTGAAAAAAATTAATAAACTACAGGAAGAAATCTACGCAAGTCTTCTTTCCTTTGGTGGTATGTCCAGAAAGGACAAGTTAGAACACATCGAAATGTTGCAGACTTTGCTGGAAAAGCAAAGAGTGATGTATACTAGATTATCTCTTTCGGACGATCCAGAAGCGGTTGAGATGAAAGAGAATCTACGCAAGTCGGTTGCTATGATGGGATTCCCACCAGAAACTGACATGCAAAATTTATTCAGTAGTATGAGTGCAACCATCGAATCTCTCAAAGCATATGTTGACGCTTGAGAAGATCTTTGTTATACTATCTAAGTAAATCCCCCGAATCCAAATTTATCCGAGGTAATCCAAATGTCTTTCGCAGACCTTAAGAAGCAATCTAAGCTTGGTTCCCTGACCCAAAAACTGGTCAAGGAAGTTGAAAAGATGAATAATAATGGTTCATCTTCTGGCGATGATCGTCTCTGGAAACTGGAGTGTGATAAAGGCGGCAATGGTTATGCCGTCATCCGTTTCCTTCCTGCACCTAACGGCGAAGACCTGCCGTTCGTTAAACTATATTCCCATGCCTTCCAGGGTCCTGGTGGTTGGTATATTGAGAACTCTCTGACAACTCTGGGACAGAAAGATCCTGTGTCTGAGTACAACTCCATGCTGTGGAATAACGGCACGGATGCTGGCAAAGAAATGGCACGTAAGCAGAAGCGTAAACTGACTTACATTGCAAACATCTATGTTGTCAAGGATCCTGCAAATCCTGAGAATGAAGGTAAAGTCTTCCTGTACAAGTTCGGCAAGAAGATCTTTGACAAACTGACTGCTGCCATGCAACCTGAGTTTGAGGACGAGGAAGCAATCGATCCGTTCGACTTCTGGCAAGGTGCCAACTTCAAACTGAAGGCAAAGAACGTTGCTGGTTATCGTAACTATGATTCTTCTGAGTTTGCATCACAGTCTCCACTCCTGGACGATGATGATGCGATGGAAGCAATCTGGAAGAAAGAGTTTTCTCTTGCAGAACTCGTTGCTTCCGATCAGTTCAAGACTTATGATGAATTGAAGAAGCGTCTTGACTATGTTCTTGGTGTCAAAGGAACTCCTAAGTTCCAAGATCAAGAGACTATTGAGGAAGAAGAAGAATTCCGTCAACAGAGTTCTGCTCCCGTTCCTCAATCAATGAAAGAGGAGCTTGACAGTCTTTCTCCTACAAAGGTTGATGATGACGATGACACTCTTTCCTACTTCGCCAAACTGGCAGAAGACTGATACTAGAAGATGAAAAGTGATTACACAATAGACCGTGTAAGCAAATCCGAAGCCGCAGAGTTACTTCTGCGGTTTCATTATTTAAAAGATATATCAAAAGGTTTTAAATCTGGTTATAACTACGGGTTGTATAAAGATAACGACTTTTCTCCTCTAAATATTGGAGGCATACAGGGAGTTTGTATCTTTACTGGACTTCCTGTTCCTGAAATAGCAAAAGGAGCATTCGGACTAGAAAGAAATGAGCAACAAGGACTCTTCGAACTCTCAAGACTCTGTATCCACCCCGATACTCAGTCCAGCGAGTATAATATCACTTCTTGGTTCGTATCAAAGACGATTAAGAGACTTAGAAAAGAAACAGAAGTCAAAGCAATTATATCCTATGCTGATAGCGATCGTCATAGCGGTACAATCTATCGGGCTTGTAATTTTAGGTACTGCGGTTTATCGGATGCAAAAAAAGACTTTTATTTTTCCGATGGAACAAAGCATTCAAGAGGAAAAATTAGAGATGCAGAAGGCGAATGGAGAGATCGCTCTAGGAAGCATCGATATGTAATGGTATTTGATAAGTCTCTAGATTTATTATGGTGAAGTAACTCTGGTATTATCAGTGCGAATCAAGGTTTCTGAGATATATTCCGAAGAGCGCTGATAAGTCATAATTTCTCTCATGTCATTCAGGAATTGTTGTAGATATATTTTCTTCAACAAGAAAATGGATGACTTTTTAGTATTTTTTGTTGTTTCATATTCATAGTTAGTAACTGCTCGTCTTACATCACTACCACTCTTAGATTGATTCCCATCATCATAGTATCTGAGAGTGAAATCTTCATCGACTTGCTTTCCTGCAGGGAGAATGAGTCTTCCGTTCGAGTCTTTGATTTCTTTGGTTTCAAAGTGATGAGTGTCAGATAGTTTCTCTACTCCATACTTATCAACAGCATAGTTATAGAGATGATAGTTTGATAGAGGCCACTCATCTCTTACGTTTAGGATACCAGCAGTCATGAGCACAACCCAATCGAGTGTGGCATCACCATAAATTTCTTCTGCAACAGTATCGGGTCTTGCACCCTCTACAATTTCATACTTATTGAAGATAGTGAAGACATTCTGTAAGTCATCACGCAGTTTGTTTCTTCTGAATAAATTTTTAACCACGAGATAATCTTGAGTCGAAAGACTATCTCCAAGAAACGATTGATACTCAACGTTTGGTAGTTCTCTGAAGTATCCCATGTTAGAATCCTACTCCTCTGTTTCCTGCACCGAAACTTTCAATTTCATTGTAATCTTCGTTGTAAATTGGAGTTAGTTCATTGAATGATAAATCCATTTGCATCGAGACTGGTGTTCCGTCATAGTATGTTGCATGAACACCATCAGCGGTATAGTTAACACTCATATTTGTAAGAACACATAATTTAAATTTATGTAAGAATGAGTGTTCCTGATTGCCCTCCATGTATGTAATCTGGAAAACATTTGGTGTTCCTAAGAATGCACCACCCGAACCCTTTGGTGCCATGTTTCGTTTGAAAGCTTTGATAATCTTTTTAACATCACCACTCTCAGTTCTTCCTCTTGGTGTAAACTTGAAAGAGAATTTGAATTGTCTTAGTCCAGGTCCAGAGAACAACAGTTCTTGGTTTGGATTAATTATCTGTCCTTGACTTCTTGCCAATATTTGATCGAGAGTGAGGTTTCCTCCAAAAGCATTAACTGCCTGTATGGCAAAGAAATTTTTCACCAATTCTGAATTACCAGCAACACCCATGATGGTTTCTTGTGCTCTATTCAGTCCTTCTCCAACCTTTCCTCCAATGAGAGATTGTGCAGTCCCTAAACCACCTTCCTGCAAGAAATTCAAACCCGAAGGTCCATAGTTTGCTATGTTACTATCACTTATCTGTGAAGGAATTGGAAGAAGTATGGTTCCTATTGGTTTTGCATTCAAATCTGCTATATTATCATCAGAACGAGTAACGAGATTTCTATCTCTCCTATATTCACGAATATCAAATTTAATGAAATCCTGTCCTTTTTGTATTGACTCTCTTGGATATCTGAGTTGTTGAAATCCTTCAGGTGCCCTCTGGGTGGGTAAGGGTACGGGAATCGCTGGTGGAGCAGGTTCTGGTTTTATTTCTGCATCGGTTGAAGGTTCTCTTACTAGAGCAGTCTTCTCTTTCTTTTCTTTATCATATTGTGCTTTATCAATCCTTTCCCATTCTGTACCGTTCCATCTTTGATATATTGTTCTCCTCTGTGCGTTTCTTCCCTTAGTTCTAGTTCTAAGCTCCCCAGTTCTCGCCAAATCAGCCTGTCTTTGGGCTTCTGCAGCTTCTGCTTCTCGTTTCTTTCTCTGTGCAGCCAGAGCTCTGGAGTGTGATTCCCTTGACATTTATTTTTTTTAACTATTTAGAACGAATTTTGGTATAATTAAGTTCCACTACGTCAGACACTTCTTCCTCGTAGATTTCGTAGAGTCCTCCAACTATTTCTGGGTAGGTGTATTGTCTTGGTTCACCCCAGTGTAGACTCTCTGCTTTGAATCCCCATGTGAAAACATCAGTCACAAAAACAAGTGGATGTTCATCGTATGTGATGTTAGGTGTTTTTGGAAAGTATAAGAAGGTATAGAACTTTCCAGGTTGTGGTATCTTACCACCTTCAGTCAATACTTCTAATAAGTCTGACATTATATCATCGGGAGTTTCAGTTCCCACAAGTCTATCAACAACTCCACGCACACGATTTTCTTCATCGTCTGTTGGATATGAGAATGTCATTTGATACCTAACTCATTTTCTGTTAGAACTTTAAACTCATAACCACGATCTAAACACCATTCTCTAGCAGCTTCCCATTTTGCCTGATTTTTGGCATATTCAACAACTTCATAGATATAACCCTTTGTCTTTCTCTTTTGAACTTTGGGTTCAATACACTGTTTATATGGTTTGATTTCAATTAGTGATTTTTTAATTTTTCCACTCTTTTCTTTGTATTTAATATAGAAGTCTGGAAAATATCTGTGATAGCGATTATCAACAGGAGAACGATAAGGAACTACTATTTCTTCACTTCCCCATTCAAGAATATTCTCATTTTTATCACAGTAAACCATGAAGCGCCGCTCCCAGAGAGAACGATATATGATATTGGTAGAGTCGCCCTTATACTTTTTTGGATAAGAAGGATAAAATTTTCCCTTATATGACATCTAAATAACTAAACAATCACTTATAAGATATTTAGAGTGGCAGAATCGCTAATTCAAAATTATAAGATGGGTATCCTAAATGGAACCGATCTTGTAAAACCCTCTTTATCAAATCAATATCAGGTTTACATCTCTGGAGTTCCCCAGAATGTTCTTACCTTTCTTGAAAATTATGAAGTTGGAAGCGAGTGGATTAATAGAAATGTTGGATTGCTATGTGCAGAGGCAACACTACCAACAAGTAGTTTTGCTACTGCAGAGGTAAAGGATAATTTTCAGGGTATTAATCAACAGTTTGCTCATACTAGATTGTATGTCGATACAGACTTTACTTTCTATGTTGACTACAATTATAATATGATAAAATTCTTTGAAGGATGGATGGATTATATTTCTGGACAAGATAGAAATACAGAGGTAACCGCCAGAGGATTTTATCGTAGATTTAATTATCCAGAGGACTACAAAACTGATAACTTAACAATAACAAAATTTGAAAAAGATTATAAAGTAAGTAATAGTTATCTTCAGTATGACTTTATAAATGCATTCCCCAAACAGATGCTTGCCATGCCTGTCTCTTATGGTTCAGCGGATTTGGTTAAATGCACTGTTTCTTTTGCATATGATAGATATTTTATGAATGTCAGACAAAAGTCGAATCCTGACGCTGGAGTTGAAGAACTAACTCCAGAACCTAAACCAAAAACTGCACCACAAGCAAGAAATACTGACGGAACAATCATAACTAGAGGAGGAACTAAAATACCTCAGGGTAATTTTAAGTCAGGTTTAGGTAGACCTGTGAGCGAACAAATCTCTCCAGGACTGCAATAAATAATCACATCTGAAGTTATAATGGGTTGTTATGCCATTACCACAAATTAATACTCCAACATATGAGTTGGTATTGCCTTCAAATGGAAAGAAAATTAAGTATCGTCCCTTTCTTGTAAGAGAAGAAAAAATTCTTATCATGGCACTAGAATCTGAGGATATGAAACAGATTTCTAGTGCGATTAAAACTGTTCTCTCCGATTGTGTCATGACAAGAGGAGTTAAAATCCCAGAACTTTCTACTTTTGATATTGAGTATCTGTTCCTCAATGTGAGAGCAAAGTCTGTTGGTGAGACTGTCGAAGTGAATCTTACCTGTCCCGATGATGGTGAGACACAAGTTCAAGTAGAAATTGACATTGATGAAATTGAGGTTCAAAA